TTGCTACGCGTGCATCGGCTGCATCGTCAAACTGTAAGCTAATCGCGATTGGCTCATCTGCCGATGCGAATACCTTGTGCAGTTGACCCTTGCCAGTGACTAGTCGTGCCATGTTACTACCTCCACATATAGTGCCACTACAGCCTAGCGACCTATGCCGCTAGGCTATCGTGACGCTACTTACGGCGGCGAATGAGCCAACTATCCGTGTTAGGATCCAGTTCAGCAAACGAGCCAACGTCGTCGCCATGCTCGCTTGTGCCAAACGACAAAGCAGAGTGAGCGATTGCGTCGTATGCCTCGGCACTATCGGCTGCAATCTTGCCAGCCGCATCGGCAGACAAGCGCAAGTTGCGTTGCATCGATATAGAGCAACCCTCACGCCTTATGCTTGCGGTGTAATTGATACTATCAGGTAACAGTCTGACATATATAGTCAGACTGCCACTATACCTAGTTGCCATGGTTAGCCTCCACAGATCGGGGCCACTGTGACCCTAATCTGGCATGTAGGTTGGCGCCGCGCGCTCTCACCTGCGCTACGCCAACCCGTTGCCAGACTGCGACCCTCTCAAGGTCACAATCCGTGCCATCGCACGACAGCCCCTAGGGCTGATGGTGCGTTGCTATTCAGTTTTCAAAGAGCGCTGGCCACACGCGGGAGCGGCCGGTTAGGGGTGGCTGGTTTGCCGCGCGTGGCGGCGGATCTCGTTGCGGCTGCCTCCTGAGCAGCAAGTGACGTTGACTTGGCTAGCTCTATTCGATTCAGCGGCGACTGTCTACATGCTTCGAGCAAGAAAACGTCAAGATGCGAGATAGAAGGTATCTAGATGGCCGCGAACCGTGGTGCTTTCGAGGGTTTAGGCCGTGCAATGAATCTTCGAGGCAATCGAGGCGAGTCGCGCGCAAAACCGAAAACGCTGGAAAGGCCGGACAATTTTGTCATAGCCGAGTGACACTATATGACAATACGATCATATACGTTTTGCGAGCGAGCGAGCGACCCAAGCTCGACAGAAAAGCATCGAGTGTACCCACTTGGGGACATCGGTGCCGAGGCTCGACGACGCTACGCTAACGGAATATTCCGCCGCTGTCGCATAACGATCGTTTCTCAACACCTGCTAATGGCCAAATGCAGCTAGGCTGTAACGCCGCCACGTCATGAGGGTGCGACCTCGGCGCCGAGGCTCGATTGCTCGCACGACGTGGCGCGCAGCGGCGCTAGCTCGACCTCGGCGCTAGCTCGACCTCGGCGCTAGCTCGGCGACCGCCTATAGGCTGCTACAGCGACGAGTCTTGCCTCGCACGTCTCGCGAGTCATGCCATCCCCATGGCATCCCCTCAGCTCGCGTAGCATCCCCTCAGCTCGCGGAGCGATCAGCCCGCGTAGCTCGTGCGCGTGCGCGCGAGGCGGTGGGAGCGACCGGGGTACACTTGCTCGAGGCCGATCCTGTTTTCGCGTGGGCCTACAGGTATGCGCACGCAAGCGCCTAGCCCCTCGTTCTTCGCGCGTGTTTTGGTTTCACAAGGGGCCAAAACCCCAGCTCTGTGTATATGCGAAAGCGAAGCTCGAGTGGTACTGGCCAGCGGCAGCGGCGACGTGCCCGGTTGAAAGCTATTCGATCCAATCGCTGGCTACGCGAGGTGCGTGGCATGTCCGCCTTTCAAACAGTTTGACCGCAGCAATGGCCGCCTCGCGCTTGGTCATCTCGAGTGGGTCTTCGAGCTGGCCGCCGTAGCAAGAGCAAGTGCCTTGCTGATGGCCGACAGACCCTACGATGCGGCGCAGAAAGCACTCGCGATGCTGGGGAGACGTCGTTGCCTTCCCCTTCTCTCGAACAACAGCCGTGATCGTGCCTGAGTCACCCTCGGCAATGAGCTCACCGCATGACAAGCATGCCTGGCCGACAGGCGTTTCTACGAGCTTGTACTCGGCAGGCGCCCACCGTTCCGGTCCGAAGATCAGCATATCTGGCGGTATAGACCCCCGTACCTTGGATTTCGAGGCTATTTCGCCTCGCCTCGGCCCATATTACTCTGACCCCATGAAATACCCCGCCGAGATCGAGTTCCCCGAGCCCGAGTACCAAGAGCCAAATCGCGAGCGTCAAGTGGCCGTCGCACGTGAGCGAGAGCGTGTCAGGTTCTGGCACGCGACTTATAACGCCGCCGTACAAGGCAGCTTGGCTCACGGCTCTCTAAGCAACGAGGCTATCGAGATTGCGCGGCATGTCGCTGACGAGACGCACGGGGTGCCATGAAATACGGCCATGAGAAGGCTCGACCTATCGACGAGGGCAGCGAAGAAGAGCGCAGGTGGGAGCAGGAATGGGCGCGCGTCAACTGCTGGCATGACACCTACAACGCGGCGCTAAACGCTCTGTACATCCGCAACGTCAACTCGCCGAAGGACATGCACGCCATCGCGAAAGACGCTGCTGACCTCGCGCACGGGCCGTTATGAAGTACCAGAACGACGTGCCAGGTCCCGAGAGCGGAGCCAACATGACTGAATATCTGCGCGAAAACGAGCGGATCAACCGCTGGCATCAGACCTATAACGCCGCAGCGCAGGGCCTTTTCGCGCGGGGTGATCTTCTCAACCAGGTGAGTCGTCTCGCCAAAGAGTTCGCCGACGAGGCGCACGGGCCGCTATGACAATTGTCTTACAAGTGTGTTTCCTTCATGAGTACGACGGTAAGTGGCATCTGAAGTTCATCGATGTCCTGCCCCACAGCCTCACGTTCGATGAGCTCGAAGACACATACAGCTCGCTCGAGGAGGCCCGCGCAGCGCTCACCAGATTCAAGCCCGAGGCCCGAAAGCTCGTCGAGCAGCACCCAGCCGGAGAGATCTGGGGATGAAAACGTGCTGCGACCTATGCGCGATTTACGAGCGGGCGCGCATCTACACAGCTCAGGCGTTCAAGGTCCCGGTTCCGACGTATGGCCGAGACCTCAAAGAGCTGAACCCCTTCCCGCCCGAGGCTGCCTTAGTCTTCGAAGCGATGGTCGCGTTCGGCAACGATGAGCTAGCCGGTCACGAGCTCGAGGAGGAAGACGATGCGATGTTGTAGCTCCTCAGTACCGCCACGTCAAAGTCAGCCTGGTTACTGGCCTCCTCCGGCCCCTGAGCGACCCGAGCCAGCATCCGCCCCAGCGAGTCAGCGAGTACGCCGCGCACAAGCTGTTCAGACGGCAGAGTCGACGAGATCCCGGTCTCGCCTAAGTCGGCCGAGTGCACGAGCACCGTCACGGTCATGCCCTCGGGTAGGAGCAGCGTCGCGCATTTCCTAAGCACGAGGGCGTAGTTTTCCGAATCACTCATCGCCCGAGCCTAGCAGAAGTTCCATATCGCGAGGCAGCGCCGGGTTAGCCAGCGCGCGCTTGATCACCGCCCAGACCCGCCTATGACCTGCGATGGCCTCCTCAAGGGTCGAGTAGCGCGCCATGTAGCCCTCGCACCATGGGTGCTCGCTCTTCCTATCGAAAACCATCGTCTCGAAGATGAGCGGCGGCCCCGAGCCGTAGTTGTGGTTGAGGCAGAGCCAGACGGTCGAGCACAAGATCCCGTCGAGCTCGTCGATGCAGACCCGGCGCATGTCCTGGTAGCCCGGCGACCGAAGGATGGCCATGTATTCGTCTTCGGTGAGCGGCGTACCCTTGCGGTCGTAATACAGGCCGAAGTCGGAGGTGTATCGCTTCAGGTCGTCGGTCATGGGCCAATGCTACAATTCTTTGTGCCTGTTGACATCCTTCGCAACATAAGTGAGCAGATAAACGCAGCAATTACCGAGCTCGAGGAAGACGACGGGAACGGCTATGCCCAGTTCGTGACCGCGGTCTGCGCACTGCTCGTCTCCACCCTGCCCAACGTCACGCGATACGATCTTTACGAGATCGTGGACCTCGCCTTTGCAACGGCTAGGCAAAACACCGACCAGCGGCAGCTCATGTGCTAACTTCTATCTATCTATCATGAAACTAGCCAGACGTCCAAGTGTCTTGCCGCCTACCCCGAGGCAGATAGATTCGCTGCGTCTGCATCTAAAGTCCGCCCTGTTCATCGAAATGGCGGCCGTTCTGAGCCACATCCAGCCCGCGACCCTGATCGAGTGGTTCCGGCGCGCGATCGACGGCGACCCGGATTTCACGCCGGTCTTAGATATGTACCTTGAGGAGACGGCTCTGCTCGCAAAGGGCGTCATGACGCATGTCTTCAAGAAGGCCTTCGAAGACAAAGACATGGATGCACTCAAGTTCATCTACAACAACCGCGTGAAGCGCCACGAGTCCCGGTTCCTCGATAAACTCGAGGGCATGGAAGATGCGCGCACGCGGGCGCTGTCAGACGGCTCGGGTGGCTTCGCTCTCAGCCCTGAGCAGGTTCTTGAGGCGGAGCGTCGTCAAATGTTGCCGCGGAACTAGGCTCGTCGACCGGCACCCACTTGCCTTCGCTTTTCGTCTTTGAGCAATGAATCGCATTCATCATACAGCTGACATCCCAGCCGCGATCTGACAGGCCGGGGCCGCCGTATCGAGTCTGCGAAGTCTTGCCGCAAGCTCCACATACCCAGACGCAGTCGGGCAGTGCTTTAGAGTCAGCCATGCCCGCAAACTATCAAATGCCAAAAGAAACAGCAACAGAAGCTCCTAAGCTCTTCAACCATCCAGGCAAGCCCGTGTTCGTGCTCGTGCCGTTCAATCAAAAGGACGCCGATGCATGCAAAGACGCGCTAGCCGACGCGCACTTTGCTTTCATGGAGTCGCCGCCAGAACTGGTGACCGAGATCAAGCCGCTCACAATGCGGCAGGACTCGATCGTTTACGTCGTGCATCCGACTCGCACACGTAAACCCAACAAGCAGGGGCGCTATGAATTCTTGTTCGAGCCGCACATCTCCGCCCCCTTCGACATGGAAACTCTCGTGCAAGGCAAGAGCCGCGTGCAGCTCGACCTCAACACGATCACGGGTGAGCTGAGCAAGCGATGCAAGAACGACCCAAGCGACCGCGGCGGCAGGTACTTCCGAGCGCAACTGAGCTCGATCGACAAGAAAGCGCCAAACGAGGCGATGATCCGGCTCACGGATCTCTGAACCACTATCGACGTCTGCGCCGCGTTCTGATTGCGCTCCTGACCGAAGAGCTCGACCGCCTACCCAAAGTCATTTCCGTGGCCGAGGCGAGACGAGCTTTAGCAACCGCTAAGGAACTAATGGAGCTAGAGCAGTCAGACCTGTTAGACGTCGTGTTATAATACAACGTGGCTAATCGCAGGCTCGTAAACCATGCTATGGGCGGAGCACAAGCACCGGGTGCCGCAGCGCCCGAAGCGCCGCCCGCGCATGCCCCTCTGCCGACTGTGCCGCAGATTGATCCTGCGCACAACGCCGACGCGACGACATTCTTCGATCCGAATCGCTATACGGGCACGCCCGAAGAGCGCATCGCCGCGTGGCGCGCTGAGGTAGACGCCACGGTCAAGGCCAAGCGCGCCCAGCTGAGCGCGAGGCTTGCGGATGCACAGGCGTCTGTTCAAGAGCTCACGCCTTATCTTGATTCTCTGACGGCGATGAACGCGGAGGATCATACAAACTATAACGCGTTCATCAAGTCGACGATGCAAGCCAGGCTCGCTGCGTCGCACGGCGATCCAGGGCTCATGCTCGGAGCAGACGAAGCCTCGATCATGCGCGAGTTCCCGTTCGATTCGTGGGCTCGCGTGCCTGATGCTAGGGTCGCCCAGGCAAAGACCGATCTTGCTACTGCTACGGGCAATGCAACGACGTGGGCTGGCTCAATCGACCAGGACATGGCCACTGCCGACAACGGCATGTACAAGTCCATCGACGATGCGACTAAAGCCCTCGGTACATATACAGACTGGGATAGTAAGTACCGCGGCGCCCAGAGCGGTAACTCGGTCGCAGAGCAGCAATATAACGCCGACGTCGCGAACTACAATCGTATTATCGACGAATGGCAGAAGTACAACGACGAAGAGGCGCAGTGGCAAGCGCAGAAGGCTCAGCTAGACGCCGATACCGCGGCGGGCAAGTTCAAAGTTCAGAATGCCTGGAAGGCGATTCTCTCGGGCAAGCTGACTCCGGCTCAGCAAGAGCAGCTGATGGCTCAGCTCGAGTCGGGCAACTACAACCCGAACATCGGCGTGCCGCAGCTCCCGCCGGAGCCAACGCCGCCGGCAGAGGCCGCGCCCAAGGCTCCGCCGACCCCGCCCGAGCAGAAGGACCTCCCGAGCTACAACATCGACCCGAAGGTCGCACAGATGTTGGGCATACCAGCGTCACACGCGGGCGGCGCGCAGGCTCCGCTCGCCCCGACAGACTCGAGGGACATAAGCGCACGGACGCCGCTGCCCGTCGCGCCGTCGACGTCGGAACCATGGACAGCTCCGACTTCGGCAGTCGCGCCGGCACCGACTCCCGCGCCCGCGGGTCTACCGTGGCGTTCTGACCACATTCCCACGCTCGCCGAGGCACAGGCCTACGTCTACCCCAAGACCCCAGCTGCCCCAGCCCCGGCAGCCCCGCTAGCGGCTGAGCAGCTGCCTCCGACCACGCCCCCCGCCACTCCGCCGAGCTCGTCAGCCTCGGGCTCTGACACAAAGCCACCGACCACCCCGCCAAGCGACTCGAGCTCGTCCACGCCAAGCGACTCGAGCTCGACCCCCGCCGACACAGGCGCTGGTGCCGACACACCCGATCCAACAGGCTCGACATCAGCTGGTACCGGCGCTGCGCCAAAGACCCAGAAGGACATCGGCGCGGGAGTCGACCCACAAGGTTCGACGAACCAAACGCTCGCGCAGGCCCAGCAGGGCCAAGCTCCGGCCGCGCCGCAGACGACTCCCTCCGCACTCTCGAGTCTGACGTCAGGTGCGTCGATCGATAAGACCGATACCCAGAACACTGGGCAGACAGACGGCACTGCGGGTCAGGACAAGACGACGACGAACCAGAAGCCGCAGACGACGCCGCCGTCGATCTTAGCGCCGTTCCAAAAGCAGGCGGATATCCAAAAGACGCCGGAGCAGCAGGACGCTTGGGCCTAAGACTATGCAACCATACAACTCAAAAGTAGTAACCATCCATGCGCTGCAGTTTCTCGGTGATGCGCATACGCACCCCGCGATCAAGTACGACGACAGCAAAGAAGAGCACTTCGTAGAAACGCTCGAAGGGCCGCTCACTATCCGTCGTGGCGACTGGCTGATCCGTGGCACTGAGGGCGAGTTCTACCCGTGCAAAGACAGCGTGTTTACGAGGAAGTATGAGCACGCTTGATGACCTGTTAGAAGGCGTGAAGCGCAAAGCAAGTCTCGGCGACTTGGGCGAGAGCACAGCTGACTTTCTCAGTGAAGACAAGAACACCTTCGGTCGTAAAGACGCGCCCGAGGGCATCCCTGCGCATTACATCGACTCGGATAAAGAAGGCAACACCTACGCCGGCCGTTCGGTGGGTCAGTCAGCATCGCGCGATCCCTACGAAGAGGCGAAGAAACGCTCGCCCGTAGCGACTGGCATCGGCGATATGCTGGGCAGCGGCGCGGCCCAGGTGCCAGCGTTTGTCGCTTCGAGCGGCATGTCGTTGCCCGCAAGGCTGATGCGCAACTTCGCCGTACCAGCCGCCGAGCACGCGATCAGCGACGAGCAGGGCGGGCTCGGAGACAAGCTGAAGGGTACGGCCAAATGGATGGGCGAGCATCCGATGCAGCAGGCAGTCAATACGCTCTTGCCCGAAGCTCTACCCACTGTGCTCAAGGGCGCGAAGGCCGGCATCGGCAAGCTCTTGGGCAGGGCGCCTAGCGGTGAAGCTACGCCTCGGGGGCCAGGCGGCGGCGACCTCGATGTCGGCGAGATGGACGCCATCATGCAAGACATCGCCGACTATGAACGCACGCACGGCGTGCAAGAGACGCCCGAGGCGAAGGCGGCGCTCGTCGCAAAGATCATGAAGAAGCGGCGCCCCGATCTCATCCCTGTCGGCGAGCCGCTCTCGAGCGAGCCCGCGGCCAACGGCAACCGGACCATAGCAGCGAACAACAACTCCGATCCGCGCGCAGCGCCCAAACGCGCCGTTGGCGACAACGACGAAGATGACTTGATGAAATAGCAACCATGGCCTCGCCCTATTCAGACATCAACTATCTAGATATCATCAAGAAGCTCAAAGGCTATTTCGTCAAACCCGAGGGAGACGTCAAGGTCGGTAAGCCCGAGGTGCTAAAGTATGGTGCGACCGAGGCTCCAACCATCGATCTAGAACACCGACCAGAGCATCGCATGCCTGATGGCGAGATAGCCACCGTCCGTTCTATGGGCATCGACGCTGACGGCAAGCACGCGCTCATCCCGACTATCAGCCCTGAGGGAGCTCTATGGTCGGATGACGAGGCTGTTGAGAACTACAAGAAGACCAATCAGCACATGGGGATCTACCCCGATGATGAGACGTCTGACCGCGCAGGCGAGAAGATCCATCTGGATCAAGAAAACCTGATGAACGCTAAGCACGAAAGACAACGCGAGGATGTGAGGGCGCTGCTAGGCAAGACGCCCGTCGACGAGGATGACACAGACCGGCCTGAGTGACTCTTCTCTACTCTGGCGCGCAGGCAGACTTCGTTACAAGCTCCACCCCGGTCAGCTCGAACTATACGAGAAATACCGTGCATGGGAGCAAGCGACGTATGAGGCTCGCGTGCGCGGCGACGTCGTGCATAGCGACTGTCTATGGCCGCGTGTATACGTCGCCAATTGCGCGAGACGCTTTGGTAAGGACTTTCTTGGCCTGCTGATCCGCATCGAAGACGCTCTGCGCACTCCGAAGCAGATCCTAACATATGCGACGGCGCTGCAAAAGGACATTGCGTCGATTGTCATGCCGCTCATGGAGCAGATCTGCGAAGACTGCCCCCCGTCGATACAGCCGTATTACCGCCAGTCGTTCCAAGGCGTCGAGTCGGGCTTCTACTTCGCCAACGGCTCTGTGCTGCGCCTCATCGGTCTCGACTCGAACCCGGACGGTCTGCGTGGTCGCTGGAGCAACGGCGTCACGATCAGTGAGGCCTGCTACGTCGATAAGCTCAAGTACGTCGTGCAGAGCATCATCATGCCTCAGTTTCAGGGGCATTTGAGCGCGACGTTGATGATGAACTCGACCCCGGCCAAAGACCCGGGGCACCCCTATAAGACAGAGTTCGTTCCCGACGCCATCAAGCGAGACGCCTATTCGAAGTACACGATCTTCGACAACCCGCGCATCACCAAAGCCGAGCGAGACGAGCAGATCCGAGCTCTCGGCGGCATCGAGTCTGAGGAGTGCCGGCGCGAGTGTCTCTGCGAAGATGTACGCAGCGAGTCACTGACTGTTTTGCCCGAGTTCAACATCGGCCTGCACGTCATCGAGCAGACTCCGCCGCCCTATGCGCTCGGCTACACGATCGTCGACCCAGGTACGCGCGACTTGTGCGCTGTAATCTGTGCGTATTACGACTTTGCGCGCGCCAAGATGGTCGTTACGCACGACTGGGCTCAGCGCGGCGCCCCCACGAACCTCGTGGCGCGGGCGATCCGCCAAACCGAGGCCGAAGCCTTCAAAGATCTGACCTTCTGGTCAGACAAGATGTTCAAGAAGAACCCGATCTACCGCTTCTCCGACAACGACGCGCGCATGATCTTGGACCTAAAGGTTCAGCATGACATCCGTATCGGCGCAGCGGACAAAGACGGCGCAGAAGCAGCTCTGAACCAGCTGCGCAACGCGTTCCAAAACCAGCGCATCGAGATAAACCCACGCTGCCGGCAGACGATCCAGCAGTGTGAGCAGCTCATCTGGAACAAATCACGAACGTCTTACGAGCGTAGTGAGGCTCTCGGGCACGGTGACTTGGTCGACTGCTTGAAATACGCGTGGCGGCACATCAATCGGCAGCAGTCACCGATGCCGCCGCACGGAATCACGCTGTCTCGCGAGGTCCCGCTCGAGGATATCTTTCTTCACAAGGGCGATCTGCGTGCGCCGAACCGCATAACCAAGGCCGCCAACGACATTATGCCCAAGGGCGTGCAGACGCGCGGGCGGAGATCTTATGTTTGACGTAGAGCAGAAGCACCCAGCGAACCAGAACGACGTCGAAGAGCGCGAAACCTCGACAAAAGAGGATGCGCTCAAGCTCATCGATGAGTATTGGGCAAACGAACGCGACCCTGACGAGCTCTGGTCAACGCTTAGCGATAAAGAGGTCGAGTTCTACTCGGCGCTCGAGCGGCGGAACATGTTCAACATGTACCGCTTCTCGTTCAGCCACTATTTCGGCCTGCACGGGGCCTCGGGCGCCTCGAGCCGCTGGGCAACGCAGTCGATTTCGTTCTGCGGCGAGGACAGCGAGCTCATAGACTTCTCGTTGAATGACTATCGGTCGTTTGCCGACCAGATCTTCAACATGCAGACCAAGAACCGGCCTGCATTCGAGGCGCAGGCTCTCAATACTGACTACAAGTCGCTGGCTCAGGTGCAGTCATGCGACACAATGGTGAAATACTACCTCGAAGAGGTATACGGCGAGCGCAAAGAGAAAGAAGTCGTCAAGATAGAAGGTCTCTACGGCAAAGCGTACACGCATCTCGAGTGGGACGCTGACGGCGGCCAGACGATCCAGTTCGAAGAGGAAATTCCCTCGGATCGCGGCCCAATTCCGGTCAAAAGGCGCGGCAAACGCGGCGTTTTGAAGCTTGCGCGGTGTTTCCCGTGGGAGGTCGTCTGCGAGCCGTACCGATCCGAGCTCGACGACCCGATGTGGCGCATGGTCATCGGCGCGAAGCGCACCAAGGTCGAGATGATCGCGCGCTACCCGCTTTTCGCGACGCAAATCGACGAATCTGACTACGTCGCCAACGTTTACGAGTACCAGTTCCCCGGCGCCGACCCCTTGGCGAAGGAACCCGAGGGTACGTGCGGCTACCGCATCTTTTATCACGCGATCACAGCGGCGATGCCCGAGGGCAGACGCGCAATCTTCGTGAATGACGTCATGGTCGATGATGGCCCGCTGCCCATCGACACAATCCCTGTCTACCCGCTTTGCACGAGCGAGCTGCATGGCACGAGCTTCGGGATCTCGGCTCTGTGGAACCTGCTACCTGCACAGCAGATGAGCAACCAGGTGCTTTCCGACATGGCCACGAACATCGAGGCTTTCGGTCGCCCGCCCCTAGCTCTCGTCGAAGGCTCCGACATGGATCTCGACTCTTTGGCCAACGGACAGAAGGTCATCTTCATTCCGCCCAACACCGAGCCGCCGAAGCCTATTCAGTTCCCGCATTTGCCCGAATATACCTTCAAAGTGCTCGATCTGCTCAAGTCGTCGATGCAGTCGATCAGCGGCCTGAACGCTATCGCGCGCGGCGACACCTCGACGAATATCACCTCGGGCGCGCACGCGGCTCTCTACAGTCAGATCGCTGTCGAGGCCCAGTCGGACGAGGCGCTGAATCTCGACCTGCACCGCGAAGCTGTGGCCAACGGCGCCATCAGCTTTCTGAAATACCACGCGAAGCACCCGCAGCTCGTGGCCATCGTCGGTATCGACGAGCGCGCATACCTCGAGGAATTCACCGAGCAGGATTGGACCGGCATCCAGCGCGTACGCATCAAGACTGCGAACGCCGCACTCAAAACCTCTGCCGGCAAGATGCAGCTCGCAGAGCTCCTGCGCCAGTGGCCAGGCATGCCGATCAAAGACCCGCAGCAGATCATCGAGCTCGTGGTCAGCGGCCAGTTCAAGCCTAGCTACCAGCCGACTCGCAGCGCTGAGCTGCGCATCCGCCGCGAGAACGAGAAGCTGCTCAAGGCGCCGCCTATCGTGATGGCGCCGGGCAAACCCGGCCCAGACGGCACGCCAGCGCCGCCCAAGCAGACGGTGCCGAGCGTCAAGGTGCTCATGAGCGACAACGTCACGAGTCACATGTTCGGGCACCTCGAAGTGCTGACGTCTCCCGCCGCCGAGAAGGACCCCAGGATCATGGAGGCCACGCTCGCGCACATGCTCGAGCACGTCGACATCGCGCGCAACGGCGACCCATATCTCGCAGGCATCCTCGGCAACCCGCCGCCGCAGCAACCGGGGGGAGCTGGAGCACCGCCGCCCCCAGGCGGCAAGAACGGCTCGAACGGCTCACAGCCCTCAGACAAGACGCAGGGCCAGGCGCAGAAGGTCATGGGACCCGGCGCAGACAACACAGACGATTCAATGGGTGGCTCTCTTCCGCAGCCGGCGAAGCCGGCACAGCCACCTCCTAACGCGGCAGCAGCCGCATAACACCAACAATCGAAACAGGACAACGTGTCAGAACCATCTGCCGCGCCCGCATCGACTGGTGCCGCCCCTACCTCGGCACCCTCGACGGGCTCAACCCCATCACCAACCCCATCGCATGGATCGGTACCCAGCTCGGGTTCGCTTTCCTCGCGAGAATTCGCCCGTCAACTTCGAAGCAAACCAACTGGTGAGTTTCTAACTAGCCAGAAACCAGCTAACGACGCCGAGCCTCAGCTCGGGCAGACGAAAGAGCTCGGGGAAGCCACCCCAGCGCCTCTCAGTGACGACGCACCATGGCACGAACGGTATGCACAGGGTGTGCACGGCGTGCCCGCTAAGGACCTCCTAGAGGCCATAGAAAAGGGACAGATCCCCGACGCCCTGATGTCGAAGCTCCGCCTCGCCATTGGAGACGACGGGTTCGAAGGCTCCCTCGACGAGCTGCGGAGCGGCGCCATGATGCGCCGCACGTTCACGCAGAAGAGCCAGGAGCTCGCCGAGCAGCGCCGCGCCTTCGAGGCTGATCAAAGCGAACTAGTCAATTACCTGTCTAACTGGAAGCAGGACCCACAGCAGCTGCTCTATGGCATGCGTCGACTCGGCATGCCCATTCAAGAGGTCGCGCAGATGCTTCTGCAAGAAGCCATGACCGCCGACAAGCTGAACGAGGCCGTGCCCGGCTCGGGAGACGAGTGGATTCAAGCGCAAGTCATGAAGGCCGAGCACGCCGACTTGCTGCGTCAGCATCAGCAGGCGGAAGCGCAGCGGCAGCAAGCCATTCAGGCGCAGAAGCAAGAAGCTATCTCTAACAACTTGCGGTCTATCGCGGTGAAAGAATTCGAGCTCGCGGGGCTCGATCACAAGCCGACTGCCTGGAACCTGTTCCGCGAGCACTGCGCCGCAATCTACGAAGAGACCGGGAAACTGTCGCGTGCTGACGTTCGCCGCGCAGTTGTCGACACTAAGGGTCAGATCGAAGACTATATCAAGAAGTACAACGTGCAGGTCGAGCGACCCACGCTCGGCGGCCCGCGGCTCGACGGCGGGGCTCCTCGCGCGACGAATCCGTCCGCTCCGAGTCGGCCAGGCTCGCGGCAGCTCTCGAGCCGTGAGTTCGAGCGCCAGATTCGGTCTGGTAAAGTTTGACGCATGTTATAATTCAGTAAGCACTAACTAACCAGTTCGCAAGAGGCCCGCTGCTACCTGAGCCCCCGAGAGGACAAGGCTCTAACACATAAGTGGACAACCTCAGACTCGGTGAAGTGCGAAACCATTGTTTCCACAGTCACTCATAGTTTGAGGTTTTCTAACATATGCCATCCGCTTCGACGGGTGCCCTTCTAAAGGAAGTTTACGGCGGGATGTCGAATCCCGTTGCTCCTGAGGGCTCCTTTGCAAAAGATATTGAGTTTGTTCCACCTAAGGAACGAACTGGTCGAGATTACTACTTCCCCGTCCGCCTCGGTCTCGAGCAGGGCGCTAAGTATTCAGTCTCTCATGATGCGTTCACTCTGTCTACACCGGTAGACGGCATCTACGAAGACGCCCAGCTGCAGGGCGCAGAGATCGCGATGAAGGCATCGCTCTCTTACGGCGAAATGAGCCGTCTCAGCGCGGCCAAGGGCGAGAGCGCGAAAGCGTACGACCAAGGCGTTGCGATCAAGATTCTGAATCTGACGCAAGGTATGGAGCTCCATCGCGAGATGGCTCTTTGGTATGGTCCCGGTGCGAATAGCGCCGCGGCCCCGCTCTCTAATATCGGCGTCGTGCAGGCTGTCGGTTCTGCTGCTGCGGCAGACGGTATCCGCGTCTTCACGATCACTCGCGCCAGCTTTATCCCCGGTTTCTGGCAGGATGCGCAGAACATCTTGCTCGAGTTCGTAGCAGTCGGCGGGTTCGTCCCGTTCACCGTGACGACTCCCTGCAAAGTGATTGCAGTCGATATCTCGAAGTGCAGGATCACGGTGCAAGGCCTCCAGGCCGAAGTAAACAACGCTGCGATGGCCACTGGTGCCACCGTTCACGTGTATTCGTCTGTGGGTAACAGCATGATTGGCGCTGAGCCGATCTGTGAGAACACCGGCATCATGTTCGGCATCAACGGCTCGCAGTATCCCCAGTGGAAGGCCCAGACCTACCCTGTCAACGGACCGCTGAGCTTCGACAAGCTGATCGAGGGCATCACCCTCGCGGCAGACAGCGGGCTCGACGGCGGGTGCACTTGCTACGTGAATAACCGCTCTTGGTCGACTCTCCTGACCGACGAAGTGGCGATGCGTCGCTACCTCGGCTCGGACATGGGCGGGAAGGCAAAGCCCGGTTTCCGCGAGATCGAATTCATCACGAATTGCGGCGTAATCAAGATCAAGCCGTATCGCTACATGAAGCAGTCGTTGGCGTTCGCCATCCCGACTGACGAGTGGAAGCGCGTGGGTTCGAGTGACGTAACCGCGACCCTGCCCGGCAACCCAGACGAGTTCTTCTATCAGCAGCTCGACAACGCCGCTGGTGCTCAGCTGCGCATGTACATGGATCAGGCGATTGTGAGCGAAATGCCGTTCCACAGCGTGATCTTCTCGGCCATCGACAACCCGAACGACAGCATCCCGTCGCTGACCTAACGGGTCAATAAGAACCCCCTTAGCCTCAGGTCTATCTCGCTTGAAACGAGGGGCCTGAGGCTGTTGTTTATGAGGAGAAAGATCTAACTATGTTCCCGATCATGGCAGCAGTCCAAGCAGCCGCAGGCGTGCTTGGTGCGAAGAAGAAACAGCAAGAGGCTCAGCGCACGAACGCGGCGCGAGCTGCTTTGGGCGAGGCGCCTAACGCCGAACCCGGCGAAGGCCCCATGGGCGCGTTGAGCAAAGGCCTTGGTGGCATTCAAGACGCCATGAAGAACCAGCCTGCAGCGAAACCTGCAGCGAAACCTGCGCCTGGCGGGCCGCCAGTACCCGGCCCGAATATGCCGATGTATGGCGCCAACGATGCTTACCCCGAGCCCATGCCAGGCGGACCGAGCCCGATGGGTGCAGGCGCATCACCAATGCCTCAGATGGGGCCTGGTGGCGCTAACGCTATGGACGACGATTTGCTCAATTACGGTCAGTAATAGTCTATGTTCACAGAGGATTTCATCCATCGCGTTAGGCAGATGTGTCAGCTGCCCGACAACGATCAGGACTGGAGCGATGATGAGATCCTCGCTGAGGGAACGCTTGCGCTTCGTGAGCGTTTCACTCAGGTCATCGCGAACATTCGCCAAGGCTACTGGCTCAAAGAGTACAAGATCTATACGACGGCGGGGCGCGCGCAATATCGCATTCCTTACCGCTCGAGCGTGCAAGGGCTCGAGCTCGTGGAGATCGAGAAGGCAGACGGCTCCGGCCTTTGGCGGCAGCTCCAGATTGCTACCACTTCGCAGACGACGATGTATTCGACTCCGAGCCTCTACGAGCCGAATCACTTCGAGATCCGCGGCGATACCATCGTTCTGTTCCCGACTCCCCAGGCTGACCGCTGGCTGCGCATACGCGGCTACTTGCGGCCCAGCGACCTGGTGCTGCCGCAAGAGACCAGCGATGAGTCGGGAACTACTACGAACGTAGGCATCATCAAGCATTGTGAGCTGACTGATGACGGCATGGGCGGCCAGCTGTTCCAAGTCGTGATGAACAACCTCGACTTCGACTTCACCAATGCCGTTGGCCATGCCTTCGACATTGTGCAGTCGACGGGCTGCGCCGAAGTCTCGATACCTAACATTTTCTGTTACACTTTCTTCGCTCCTGACACTTTGTTCTTCCGCGTCGACTTCCCCGGCCAATACGACGCCGCGGGCACGGTCATGACGACGCAAGATGAGGACAGCGTGCGCGCTGCCTACGTCATCTTGGCCGACACGGCCGTTACGATCCCGCTGCCGCAGGAGCTGCACTCGGCGCTTGTCGCATGGGTCTCCGCCGTGATCCTCACCGAGCGCGGCGACCTAGAGAAGGCTGCTGGCTGCGCGAAGAAGGCTGAAGCCGCGATCAGCCGCGCCATCGACGTCATGACGCCGCGCATCAAGGCGCAGCCGTACACATTCAAAACTCGCAACAGCTACTTGCGCAGGCGACAGGCGTGGGGCTGGGGGCGGTGGTAAGCCGTGGCCAAGCTCAAGACCACGCAGGTCAAGGTCTCGGGGCTCGCAACTAACCCCGACCCATATGCGCTGCCGGCTGGCTCGTGTGCCGAGGCGAAGAATGTGCTGGCGAGACGGCCTGGCATGCTCGAGAGCATGACGGAAGATAGACAGCTTCTATCTTTCGACACGCTCAGCACATATAAGCCAATCAAGGCGTTCAATGATCAGCTCTTTGGAGGCCGGTTTGCTGTAGTTCAAGCGCAAGCGGCACAAGCGCCTATCTGGGTGTCGACTGACCCAGAGACGCAGCTGGGCATGATCAACACGTTCGTGTTCGACAACAAGAACTCGACGCCGACAGCATCGACTGCCACGACGCAGCTCGAGGTCGCTTGGGACTATGTAACGGGCGGGTCGCTTGGCGCAATCTACCGAGATCCCGGGTTCATCCCTGGCATGACGCACGACGCCTATAACACTTTTCGCACGCTAGTGACCGAGAAGTGGGGAGTCATCGCAAACTTCGAGCGCTATGCGGGGCTCTACCCGCCGATGCTGCAGCTCTCGCTGACGCAGGTGCCTGCGAGCACAGCGGGTACGCTCGAGCAGAACAACTGGTTTGTTCCAGGCAACACGGTCAGCTACCGCGCCGTGCTTGTGATGGAGGCTCCCACGCTGGGAGACGACCCGTCAGGGCTCTTCTCGCCCTCGCCCAAGGCTTACAATGTCATAGGGCCACCGTCGCAGGTCTTCTCGATCAAGCAGGAGACCTATGGCGACAACGCCTGCGTAATCGTCTCGCCAGCGCTGAGTAATCTCGATGCGCTACCGCTAGCTTCTGGGGGCGCGTACAAGTATTTCTTCGAGGTCTACCGCTGCCCGCAAGACGAGGTGCGCGACCCAACCTATCTGACCGACGACTATCGGCTGGTAGCCAAGCTGGCTATCCCGAAGCCGACCGCCTCATCGTTTCCGTTTTCGTTCCCTTGGACCGACGCCATCACCGAAGACGGTCGCAACGGCGGCGATCCCTGCTACACAAATTCGGGCCAGCAGGGCGAGCAAAACGCAAACTTCTGTCCGCCGACTTCGGCCGACATTTGCGTGTTCAAAGACACGGTCTTTTATGCAAATCGCGCGCATCTGCCGGGCAAGAGCTTTGCCATGCTCGGAGCGTTCGGTGACCTGCTGACCGACCGCGAGGTGCGTTATGGCATCGGCCATCGCGTGCTGACCAACGCTCTCGTGAACGCCGGCACGAACACGATTTCGATCACGTTCGACCCGAGCGACATGGTCGGGCTGGCAGTCGGCCAGGTCATCACGTGTGCAGACCCTATCTGGCCAGTCGGCTCACTCGTACGCATCACGAGCATCAACACGGGCGCGCAGACTTTCACGGTCAGCGTGAATCCGACCGGTGCTTCGTCTGCTCACGACATGATTGTCGCCGACTGCATCGACATACAGCTGTATTATGCCGACGGCACAACGTCTCTGCTCACGCACCTAGACCCGACCGACCCCGTTGGGTCGGCAACGGCATGGAACCCCGTTGGCGGTGGATTTCCGCTCTCGAAGTGGCCCGCCGGTCTTCGCTTCCGCACGCTCTTTGGGCATGTAATCAATTCGTACCCAGCTCAAGAGGGCTACGCATTCGAGATCGTTTACACGACTCCTGCGCACAAGCGTGTGACGCGGCTGCAGCTGCAGATGACGAACCACCAGAACTACGCGCCGCAGGGTTTGCCGATCGGCGGTAGTGACTGGGTCGAAGGCACCTACGAGCTCCGGCGCAACCTCGTCTATCTCTCGAAGACGTCTGAGCCCGAACACGTGCCGCTCGGCAACTTCCAAGTCATCGGCGCAGGCGTGATCCTGAAGATGTGGTCGACCGTCTCGGCCATTTTCTTCTTTTGCACCGATGGGCTCTGGCGGCTCACGGGTGACGGCACGACATGGACCATCGACCAGATTGAGCCGACTGCGCAGCTCATCCACCCAGACCTTGTGTGCTCGCTCAACAACAAGATCTACGCGATGCTTCAAGACGGCCTCGCCATCATCACCGACACGGGCGCGCAGCTCATCAGCGAAGACGCCCTGAGCACGGTGCTGCGCGACCAGATCTCGCAGATGCGCGCCATTCAGACCGGTTCTGGCGTGCGCAACCAGCTGCCTTACGTCTTCGGGCCGACGATGACCGCCGACCAGCACTTCAACGAGGTGTGGTGGTCGCTCACGAATGCGGGCTTCGGCACAGTGAGCCTGATCGACTCGTACCTCTTCAACGAAGACACGAAGTCTTTCACTCGGCAGACGAATCTGTACAAAGGCATCGCGTATTACGAACGTAATCATCGCCTCGCCTATGTGAAGGGTACGACGACCTGGACGATCAACGTCAAGAATGACTTCTACACAGAAGCTGACGCGAACTACAACAACAACCCAGTCACGATGCAAAGCACCATCAAGTTCAACCCGCTCGTCTCCGAGGACATGGGCGACTTGAAACAATGGATGGACATATCGTTCTTCATGACGCTGAATGGCGGCATCTTCACGCTCTGGAACGGCGAGTTTCGGTTTGTCTATTATCCAGAGACAAACTACATGCTGCTCTTCCCGGCGACGCACTTCTGGGTGCCGCGGCAATACTCGCTCAAGCCGTCTCTCGAGAATATGGGCTTCACAACGAGCACATACACGCAGTTCCAGCTCTACGGCTTCACGGCCCGATATCGCATCGCTTCGGACACGTTGAAACGCGCATGAGGAACACTCCCAACATCCCCGTTGGCATTGCGGACCCGGCTCTCAACAGATTTCTCACGGGCGTGCAGTCGTGTCTCCTAAGTGTGGTAGACTTGATCATCTATGAGGACACGGTTGTATGGAAGCCGCCATACAAGTTCTTCGTGCCGCTGCGCAATGCGAAGCTGCGCATCGAGCAGCCCAAGATCATCGAGCTAGGGCGGGCGGTAGTCATCAATGAACCGGAAACGCCGGTACACTTCGGCGCGACGACGTGGAAGTGGCAGTCGAACAATCAGGTCATTGTAATTGACCAAGCAGGCCTCGTCGAAGGCGTAAGATACTCACTGGTTTATAAGGTCATAGGATGACAGTTCAGCGACAGCAAATCGTTCAGCCGAAGGAGGACCAAGCCTCAGATATCTATAAGAGTATCGACTGGGGCGGCAACCTCATTTTCAACCCCGGCGCGAAGGCCTACAACAAGCAGATCGACAACGCCGTTCGGCAGCTGCAAGGCACGCAGTCGGATCTCGCGTGGGAAAACTACCAGAACGCGAACGATGTAGCCGGCGAGAACAAGGATGTTTGGGCCGACTACGTCAACGGCGTCAAGGGCAAGATCGACCCGTTTTACTCGGGCGTCGAAGGCCGAGACCAAGCGACGACTAACCAGTACGTCGACGCGATGGGCAATTGGCAGAACCCTGCCGACCTGTTCAAAGACCCGAATTTCATGTCTTACGTCGGCGATGCGCAGAACCACGCGTTTCGCTCGGGCGAGGCAAAGAACGCGCAGAGCTCGGCGCTCGGGCAGCTCGGCGCGCTCACCGACACGAAGGAGACGGCGCAAGAGCGTCTCATGCGCGAGATGGCGCGTAGGCAGCAGGAACAGAACGAGCGCGGCAACCGCGAAGCGCTGAACCAGGGCCTCAAGGCTCGAGGCGCGTACGGCTCAGGCGCAGAGCTCCTCGGCAACGCAATGAGTCAGCAGGGCACGGGCCAGCAGCGCTCGCTCGAGAACATGCAGGCGAACGCAGGCGCGCAAGCGCGGGCGATGCAGGCATTGGGTCAGTACACAGCGGCTGGGCAAGCGATGGGCGCACAAGACCTGCAAGAGGGCTCGCTGGCCAACGCGATGGACCAGTTCAACAACCAGTTGCATCAGCAATATAATAACTTCAAGGGCCAGCAGCAGATCGGCGCCGTGAACGCTGGCAACACCGAGCAGCGCACCAGGGCGACTGGTGTGGCTAACGCGCAGCTGGGCGAGACGGGCCGCGAGCGCGGCGACTTCACCTCGGCCAACGACATCAAGTCCGGCTTGGCTACTGGTACGATGGGCACGAACACCGCCGGCCAGACGCTGCAGAGCGGCGCGGCGACCGACCTGAGCAAAGAGCTCGGAACAGAGGCCTCGACCCTCGAGTCGAAGGCAAAGGACACAGGGTTCCTCGGATGAGTCTTTACTACGACCTAGAAGACCCAGAGGCCGCACAAGGCGGCGGCGCAGTCGTGCCTAACGGCCAGGACATCCGCGCGGTGATCCCTGAAGCTGTTGCTGGTGCGTTGCCCGCCGGTTCGACTCCCGCGACCAAGAAGGAAGAGGCAACAGGCGAGACGGTCATCAACGACGAGGCTGTGAACCCGAACACGGGCATGGCCCAGGCGCCTCTTACCGGCGCCGAGGCAGCGAAAGATTTCACGCACGATTTCACGCACGACTTGCTGAGCGAAGACCAGCGGAAAAAGGGCGCGAACGAACTCTATGACTTCGGCATGGGCAACGACGTCAAAACCGACGCGGTTGACCCGCTCACGGGTACCTCGCGCACTGGGCTGCCGGCTTGGTACCAAGCTGCCAAACTCCGCGGCGCCAAGGTGCCTGGCTCGAAGAACTCGCACTATTTGCTCGACGAAAAGACGTGGGAACCGCCGAGCGAGAACAAGCTTGGCAAGGGCATTGCCGGCATGATCGCGAACATGTCGACTGCCGGCTCGCGAGTCGCCATGAACGAGAAGTCTCGGCCGCTGGCATTGCGCATGAAAGATGCGAACCGCGTAGCGCTCGGTGAAGGCGCGGGCATGCTCGCTGACACACTTTTCGGCCGCAAGCGCGACCGCTATGAAGACCTGCTCAAGACAGCTAAGACTGAGTCGGAGATCGAAAAGAACCGCGCCACGGCGACTAAGGGCGGCAAGGGCAGCGGTAGTGAAGCCTCGCGCATGGCAGCGCTCAGAGGTGCACTCGAGGTCGACCAAGGCAAGATTACAAGTGACCGCCTCGAGCACAAAGATGCTGTTGCTAACGAACAGGCGCGAATCGACGCCGACCCCGAGAGCCCGAAGGCCGAGAAGCTGCGGCGCGACATCATCACCGAGTCGGCAGGCTGGCTCACGGAAAACGAAGTGCCGCATGCATCGTATGCCGACCTAAAGATGATGCGACCGCAGCTCGGCGAGATGGTCAGGATCAAAGCACAGCGAGATCAGGCGCGCTACGACAACGAGTGGAAGGCATTTCACGATACCCATGCGACTAGCACAAAGGAATATGAAAAGTGGGTAGACGATCAGAAGAAGATGGCTGATCGCCGTCGCGACTACTACCTGCCGTCAAACATGTTTTGGGAAAACGGCGTGCCGCCGTCTAAGTCCGAGAACTATGAAGCTGTCAAGACACATATTAGTCAGACTAACACGTTGCTGCGCGGTATTGGTGAGCTGAAGAAGATCCAACAGAAGCTGCAAGAGATGAATCCGCTCGTCGGTGGCGGCGGGATAGTCATCAAGACTCTCGGTAAGTATCTCGGCTACGAAGAGGCGCAGGCGCTCATGCTGCGCGGCAAGCAGTGGGCCGACGAGCTCCGCGACATCGTGCGCGAAAAGAATCACTTCGGCGTGCCTCAAGAGTGGGAGCAGGAGTTGATGCGTTCGCGCATTCTTGAGCCAGGCGACTTCATGGCTTGGCTGCAAGGCACCAAGGGCTACGACGCGCTCTACGAAGTGCTGAAACAAAACGGCAAGCAATGGCTGCGTGATCAGGGCGTGCGCTTCGAGGGCGAAGACGCGCGGCCAAAGGACAAGAACGGTCGCGATATCACATGGACCGGCCAAGCCCCTCCGATCTTGACCGAGCCCGTCGTGCATACGAAAGACGGCAAGATCGATCCGACTTGGGAGCGCATCCATCAGACGGGCATCGAAAACCTGCATCAGATCGACGAGTATGGGCATCAAGTGCTCGCACCGGCCGACGTGCAAAAGAGCGATGTCGAGCTCAAGGAACAAACAGCCAAAGAGCCGAACGATCCGCTCACGAGCAACGGTAACGTGCCTGCGATCCCGGGTGACAAACCCGCGGCCAAAGTCGAAGGCGACACGGCTGCGATGACCCCCGGCTTCAAGGAGTTCGCGGCCTTCGTGAATAACCTACGCTCGCAGGGCAAGAAGTGGAGCGAAGCGGCGGCGAAGTCTTGGGCACACACGGCACAAATGACTGGCGACCGCATGCTGCAGGCCTTCACGAAGCTTCCGTTCGATGTGCAGCAGCGCATGTTCGAGAGCGATGAGCCTTTCTCGTTCGAACAAGATAAGGGCGGGAACGTCTCGGTGACGACGCCTGCCGAGCCAGCTCATTCGCGCCCGTTCGGCGACAAGCCCGTCGAAGTATCCGGGCCTGGACGCAGGGCTGCGGGAGACAACAAGCAACCAACTAGATGGCGTGTAACTAGAAACGGTCGAACCATTCAAGAGATACCAGCCGGCGCAAGTAAAGAGAAGGCAAACGCGGTGTTCAATGATGGCCTCAAAGGTGTCAACGAGAACGAGCGCGGAGACTACAAGCTTGAGGCATACTAATGGGCGACAAGAATAAAACACCAGTAGCCGCAGCGCAGGCCAGCGATAATCCCTTCGCCGAGGCAGTCGCCAAGCATTTTCGCGATGCAGGCGTGCCCGACGACGAAGTCGACGCGGGCATGGCCGAGTATGAGAAGCATGCGGCCGACGCTGGCACCAAGCCTGAGCGCGAGCCTTTGTCGACTCCCGACGCCGAGGATACGAGCCTACACATCGCTGCGAAGGATAAGCCGATTGCATTCTCGGGCACAGACCCGGATAAGCCGAGCGAAGGGGCATACCGTGACTGGGCCGAGGGTGCATACCACTCGCTCACAGGCGGTACCTATGTCAACAAGCTCTTTGACAGCGCAGTCGACAAGCTCAACCGTGGCGCTCGAGCTATCGGAGCACCGAGCGCTGATCACACGGTCGACGGCAAACCTGCGCGCTATGCCGGCGCGACTCCCTCGCAAACAGTACGTGAGAAGCCTGTCGAACAAGCCCGTGAACGACACCCAGAGGGCACAGCTGAGGGTGAAGGCGCAGCGTTCATGGCTCTCGGTGCGGGTGCCGGGCGCGGCCTCGCGACAGTGGGCAAGATCGCGACCGAGGCTGCGCCGGTAGTGCGCGGCATCGTGAAGCCTCTTGCCGGCCTCGCGAGCGACTACATCAAGGCCGTCCCTAGAGCTGGTGCATATGCTGCGAGGCTGCGTGGCGCGGGGGGCGCAGTCGTCAATGCCGCGAAGAAGGTGGGCGCTGACGTCGCGCGTTTTGGGCGCGACGCTGAAGAGGCTTTGCCCAACGCTACGCATGCAGCGAAGCTTGTAGGTCGCGGCGCGCAGGGCCTCGGCGCGGCAGCAGCTGCACGTGGCGCTCAGATCAAAGACAACCGCGTCGAGCAGATCGGACATGAATTCGCAGAGCATCCGATGAGCACGGCGCTCATCGCTGCAGCGCCCGTGATCGGCGGCGAGGCTGTAGGCTCCGAGCTCAGTGCTTTGGGTCAGCGTTTGAAGACCAAAGCGAATGAGAAGCTGGGTCGCGCTGTCGCCTCACCTGCTCGCGCGTTGAAGAACACGAAACACGGCAACCACGCAGCGTTTGCACGTGACGGTGCGCTAGCTCGAGAGATGGGACTGCCGGATACGAGCAATGTAGCCGGCGACAACCCACTCAAAGATATTTCACTAGACCGTCTCGCTGCGAACGTCGCTGACCGGAAGGCAGCTGCCGGCAAGGAAGTTGGCCGCACGCACGATGCTGTCATGAACGCCAGCACGGGCGGCACACGCACGCTGCCAGACGGCGCGGTCGTGAATGAAACGGTCGGTGATCTCGCTGTGCCGACTGAACACATTGCCGCGGACCTTGAGGCCGCGGCTAAGACACACGAGTTTGCGAACGCGCCCGAAAAGGCAGAAGTCGTTCGGTCGCATCTGAGCAAGCTCCAGCCGCAACCTTACGAGCCCGAGCCGCCCGTCAAACGCGCGCCGCTGCCACAAGGCCCTAAGCTCACCGATGCTGACTCGCGATCAAACCCGAGGGCTGAGGCGAAGCGTTCCGGCAGCGTTCCAGAGCCTAAGGTCGTACCACCGGCAGACCCGACGACGCTCAACGTCACGCTCCCGAGCTCGGGCGCGGTGGGTGCACCCCAAGTGCGCAACCCGGTCCAGCCGAGACCTCGGCCACCCTATGAGACGCCGCCCGAAGTGCCGCCCGCCGGCTACTTTCCGCAGCCTGTTTCAGCGGGTCATTACCCGCAGCCAGCGCCCCCTACAGCCGCGCCAACGCCGAGCCTACCCCCTGCACCCAGAGACCCCGGGCCTCCTGCCACGCAGCCTGCAGCGCCCCTCGGGCACTATCCGCAGCCGTCGCCGCATGCGCCCGACCACCTGACTGACTGGGACGAGGAACAGAACCTTTTGCAGCATCACTTGGGCTCGCACCCGCAAACGCCCGCGGGTGCTTTTCCGTCTCCGCCGCCCGAGCTGCCTTCGCGTCCGCCCTATCGCCTGAACCTCGGCACGCATCCCGATTCGATCAAGCTTCGACCAAGCCAGCCGCACGGCTTTAGACCGTCGCTCGAGGTGCCGAATCTTTCGATGGGTGACTCACCCGACCGATGGCTCGAAGAGCAGGCTCTAGGCCGCCTAAACCTTGGCCGCAATCCGCAGCCGACTGCAGGTCATTTCCCGCAGCCCGAGCTCAAGGGTGTCGGCAAGTTTCAAGGGCAAGAGCCGCCACTCGAGCCTCATGAGCGGCCGACCGCTAGACCGCCCGTACGACCGCAGCATGGACCGCCTGCGAGGCTACCAGCGCCCTCAGGAGCGAGGCCAGCGAACCCGCCGGTAGAACCACCGGCCAACCTCGGCGCACGCCCAGACGCGCCCATGGGGCCGGCTCCGAGCGCTGGACACTACCCGCAGCCGACTCCTGCCAAGGCGCAGCCCAAACCGGCGCCGAAGCTTGGCGCGCGACCAGAGACGCCTGCTGGCTACTATCCGCAGCCAGCTAAGGCCTCGCTGCCTAACTTTGCGAAGCCGCGCCCGAGCATGGAGCCGCAGCCATCAGCTGCCAAGCCGCATCGCCCCGAGATCCCCGAAGCGTTCAAACCCAAGCAGCCCAAGCATCCGCTGCGCAGCTATGGCACACAGAACAAGAAGCCCAAGCCCGTCGTCGTCAATGGCCCGAAGCCAGCAGAGGCGCCGACTCGCCTGAACCTCATGCAACCTCGCGTGGGTGAGTCGTTCCACCGCGCGCCGCTGGGTCTTGGCTCGCCGAACCTCGAGCCTGATTTCAAGCAGTTCGAGCAGGAAGGTCCGCTTGCGCGCCTCAACCTCGGCCGTCTGCCTGCGACACCCGCGGGCGCTTTCCCTTCTCGTCCGCACAACGACTACGACCTCGAACAGCCCAAGCTGCTAGGTCCCGCGAACCCGCCGCCTTTCCCTCAGCAAGTCGAGCCCAATCAGATGCAGCTGCATCGACCTCAACTCGACCTCGGTGGGCCTTCGTTTCAAGCCGGCGCACCGCACGCACCGAGCATCAACTTGGCGTTGCCCGAGCAACAGGGCGCTGATCCAAGCCGCGTGAACGTTCGGCCGCGACCGATGACCGGCATCGCGCAGCCAACGCATGCACAAGCGTTGCTTCAGCCGCAGCCGCAGTCGACACGCACGCCGTTCCAGGTGTCTAGTCGCCTCCGCGCGCCCGACCCTATTCTGCCGCCGCATAGACCGCCGCCAGGCTCTTATGTCAGGCCGCCTAACACGGCGCCGAAGATCAATCTCTTGCCCACGGAGCAGCGCGTTGACGAGCCAGGGCGCTACCAGCCGAAGCCGTTCCCCTTCCCTGCTATGAGTGGACCGAACGTGCCTATCGCTGGCACCGGCCCACACCCGCAGCCGAGCCTCGGTCATTTTCCGCAGCTCGAGGAGCCCACGCTCGGTGCATCGTTGCACCCGCAGCCGCCAGCGGGGCTCAACCCGCAGCCGACAAGCCCGGCTCCTCCTGATGCATCGCAGTGGCTGCATGGCGGCGTTTCGCAGATGTATCAGCCAAAGCGCAACCAGCTCGTCGAGCCATTGAACCTCTTGCCCGAGAACAAGCCGATGCGTGCATCGCCAGGCCTCAAGCTGGCAGAGCCAATGTCGCCAGACTATGGGCCAAGTCACTTCACGCTGCGTCAGGCCGACGCCGTGCAGCGTGACCTGATGTCAGAGCTGCGTAAGCACGAGCGGCAGAACAACAAACCGATGCGACCCGGCGAAGATGAGGCCATGCGGCCGATTGCTTACGGGCTCAAGGCAGCGAAGAAAAAGAAGCTCAAAGAGGCCGAAGCTGCGGGCCAACTCCCGAGCAACTTGCCTGCCGATTCGATCGGTGGCCCTAGCCTACTAACACAGCTGGATAAGGCAAATGCCAAGCATGAGCTCATCAAGGGTGTCGAAGACAAGGTCGCTCAGGGCGCCGCGCAAGAGCAAAAGGGTAGTGGTTCGCAGGACCTAATTCATAAGCTGCTCGGCGAACAGCGCTCACTGCATACCTACGGCAGCATTGCCCAGTCGGTCGGCGATGTGATCAAGAGTCCTAATATGAGCCGAGGTCTAAGTGCCGGTATGTCAGGATATAAGAGCGCGGATTACCGCGATGCCAACGAGAAACTAAAGAAAGAAATCGACGAGGAATTGAATGTCCCTATCAAATGACGAGAGATATGCAGCGCATCGCGGCGGGTTAGCTTCCGGCGCAGCGCTGCGTGCATATGACCAGTCGGCGATCACGCCGCTTGGCGAGAACACCCAACTGCGATGCTCGAGCATGCTTCAGCTCGCAACATCGTTTCCGACCATTGCCGGTACGGCCTATTTTCTGTACATCGGCCAGGTCGCACGCACGATCAAGCTGAACAAGGTCTATTTCGTAACGTCTGCTGTGGGCGCTGGTGCGCTCACGCAGGAGTTCGGCATTGCGACCACGCCGAACGCTCCAGACGGCACGATTCAGCCGCTGACCATCCGCGCCATCGACACGACTGCGACCGACTACACGGGCTCCGTGGGTCGCTATTCGAACGGTGGCAACCTCGCGCATACGCCTCCGGTGGGTAGCCATATCTGGGTGTTTGCGCGCTTCCAGCCCGCGACGACCCAGCCTGGAATCGCTAACGGCCTGGCATGCGACATCGGGCAATTCTCGGTGTTTACGTTCGCCTCGGTGGGTACGCCGCTCGTGCTCGGGCAGGTTATCCCGACGCCAGCTTCGGTATCAGTCACCCTGACGACTGCCGTGGCGCCCAATCTGATCCTATCGGTATGAGCCTTCTCGACGATGGCAGCTTCGACCTAGCAACCGCTGAGCATCTCGAGCGGCTCATCGCACAGCCGCGCGAGGATCTCAGCGACGAGATACGTATGAAGTACAGACGTATGCTGACGGTAAAACTTGGCGTCGCACGGGCGAGTTACGAATTCAAAAGAGCGGCGGTCTTAGCCGAGGCTGAGGCCGCCGCTCCTCTCACTGACCAATGATGGCGTCGAGCGCTGCGCGCAACGCATCGCGCTCGGTTCGCAGCGCTGCGATAGTGCGACGCAACGCATGTACGTCTTCATTGGCCGGCGCTGGCTGAGCCCTTGCGGCCCGGACTGCGAGCATCTGTTCTGCGGGAGACAACGGCAGAGCAAGGTTCGTTTGTTCGGGCTTCATTGCGTCTGCGCCAGTTGATGGGATGTGTCTGGACGGCGTGTTTTCGTAGGGGTTCAGGCCGTGCTTCCTAATCACGTTTCCTACCGTCCCAGCGCCTTTGATCCCCAGCTGCTTGCGAATGACGGCGGGGACCAAGCCCTGCTTGAACATCGTTAGAATGAGTGTGTCGCGCTCCTCCGCAGACATAGTCTGGTTGACCTTTTGGCCAGGCTTAGGCCCCGGTTTGCTCGGGCCTGTTCGCTGCGAGCGGACACCTGCTGCGGTTGCCCAGACATAGACCGAAGCACCGCTGCAACCAAGCTCTACGCCTATCTCGTCCGGCTTCTTGCCGGCTTGAAACATCTCGACGGCCTTGGCGCGCACTTCTTCCGAATACTTGAACACGCCGACCGGGTTTGCTCCCTCTGGGTTCACTTTTCGTTAGCGCTCAGCGCAAAGAACTTCCGAACGGCATGCTGCGACTTGGGCCGGCAGCGGTCGATGAACCCCGAGCACACGCGCAAGAGCGTCAGCTCTGAGATGCCGATTGCTTTAGCTATGTCTTGCAACCCGTCATAGCGGATCAGCTCGCAGAGCATCTCGAGCTCCTTGTCGCCGACTGGCGTGGCCATGAAGCGCTCGCGCTTCGAGACCGCGGCGGGGATGCGCATGCGCTCGATGATTGGCATGGGGCGCCGAATGACAGTTGCTGCTGCTGATGAACTAGCCATGTTGTATAATCCTCCGATGTCAGATTCGTATTCGCCGAATCGCGGCGGAGCCCTCGTGGCACCGTCGCTCGTGGTCTTATGTAACACGCGCTCGCAGTCATTTGCGACCGCGAAGGCCTGGTATCTCGACCGCAAATCGAGCCAGTCGGTGCATTACCTCGTAGGTCGCGATGGTCAGATCCTGACAGTTCTTCCGACCGAGAAAGTGGCATGGACGTCTGGCCGGAGTGAGTTCGGCGGACGAACCGGCGTGAACTCCTTCTCCGTAGCCATCGCCCTAGTCAATGTCGGCCCCGTCATGGCTGATGGTACCGCTGTCTCTACCGGCGAAAGGCTGCCGGAACGCGACATCGTAGCCGCGAAGCACCGATTGCCGAACTGTTCCATCGGCTTTTGGCAACGCTACCCAGACGAGCAGCTGTACGCTCTGGAGCGCCTGATTCGGCAGCTCAGAGTACAGATACCCACACTTGTCGAGGTCGTCGACCTGTCAATGGTGGCGGGCTTCCGCGGGGTGCTCGATTGCGGCCCCGCCCTGCCCCTCGCGCGGATTCAGTCCGCTTTGCTGCAGCCCATGGCAGCAGATCTAAGCGATTCAATTAGCCCGATATAGCCACAGCGAACGCTCAAAACGAAAGCGTCGATGTCGTCTTCGAAGTCGACATAGTCGATATGCACCAAAGCGATACGTTCGTAGAACGGATCGTGCACTTGGAGCTTCAGTGACAGACCGTATTTCTCGCCGAACAGAATTGATGCCTTCGTGTCTTCGTACCACTCGACATCGAGCATCTCTAGCCGGCGCATGCCCGACTCGAACAGCTCCACCTGCCCTAGCTCATGTGCCAGAGCTCGCCAGTGGTAGTTCAGCGGCATCGTTATCGTTAGCGGCACCCAGGCGGGCTTTGTACCAATCGGGGAACCCTGCGACTGCGCGCCTGCGTATCGTCGGCAAAGCCCACGCGAGAAGTCGCTCAATGATGAGCTCTTTGCACTCCTCGTCGATGTCGCCCTGGAGCTCTTTGATCGCGGGGCCAATGTCTTTGACGCTTTCGGTGAGCTTGCCGGCGTCTCGCAGATGTTGAACCGCTTTCTCCCAGCGAGCCGGCGTGCTGACCAGACGACCGATCGCCTCGCGGATGTCAGTCGGCGTCGGATTCGCTGAACGCCACTCGCCAGAATTGAGCTCTTTGAAGCCATCGCGCACCAACTTGGCCATCAGAGGTTTGTCATCGGCGCCAAACTGGCCGTGGTTCTTGACGACGATGCCTTCGATTTCGACTCCGCCGAGTGCGGACTTCTGGCCCATGAATTGGGCTAATTCGCCGAAGTTCGCGAGCTTGCCCCAGAAATAACAGGGCACCGTTTCGAGACCGAGGTAGGCTGCCGTGTTAGCAAGATAGAGTCTATCTACATAGTTGTTATGCTCTACCTCGATGTCATAGAGCATGATGTGCTGTGCCGGGATACGGTCATAGGGCAAAGTGTTGTGCTTCGGTCGAGACAGGTACTCGCCGCGGTAAACAGCACCTGGCACGAGTTTTGGCCGAAGCTCTTTGATCGTGCTGACTGCCGAGGCGAAGAGCTTGTCGGGTGAGTCGAGATCGAGCGCGGCGCCCTTCGAGCGCGCATAAAGCTCGCCGTCGATCACGCCGAACGAGATCTGGCTCCCGTCGACTTTCTCTTCGACAACGACTGGGCCGTTGAACAGTTTCTTGAGCTCGCGGTGGCCCTCGTGATGGATCTTGGGATAGGAATGGATGGACATAGTCTTGGCGCGTCTGCATGGGCAAAACCCCTTGTTTATGTGCTTCGCCACGTTGCAGTTTGCGCAGAGCACAGCGAGACGACCTTGCGGCCAGCCTGCTTTGCGCAGCGCGCGATAAAAGTTGGTGCCGCGGGGACCGCGACCAGCCCGCTCCGCGGCACCATCGTTGTGAATATGATCGAGCTGCAAGAAGTCGAGAAACTCTTCACCGCAGCATTGGCAGACTTCGCCGTAGGCCGTGATGGCCTGGAGCTTCAGCCGTCTGCACGCAAGGGCGGCCGATTCGCGGCATACATCGCAAACCCTACGGCCGAGCTCAGGTCGCCGCTTGCACCGAGTGCATTGCGCTCCGGCGGCAGTGACATTATCTGCCAACTGTTTGACATGGCGGGCGAGGGTGACAGCATCTGCTGTCCTTGCTGCCCTGCCACCCCTTGCATTTGATCGAGCTGGCGGAAGAACTGGTCCGCGTTGACCGTGCGCATCTTCTCGGCCTCGAGCGCGACTTCGAGCTTGCTCTTCCAGAGCTTCATCGTTTGCTCGGCTTCCTTGATCTCCATCATCCGCCGCTCCGCCGCTTCGAGGTCGCGCAGGGAGATGTAGTCGCTGTTGACCGGGGGCTTTGGGCCTATGAATGCGGGCTCTTGGGATGCCTTTAGCTTAGCAGCCGCGGCGCAGTTACAGACGTGAAAGCCGCATGCTTCGCACGTGCTGTCATACCAGCCATGCCGCCGCGTGATCGCGATACGCACGCCGATCTCCAGTCGTTCACCGACTGGCTGCAACTCTTGGCGCGGGCGTGGCAACGGGCGGCGTGACGCTGAGCGCGCTGCATCCCAGCTCTGTGACTTCTGTTTCTTCATCGATTTCTCCGAAAACTATGCGTTTGAATGCGTGCTCGAAGCCGCGCACGCGGCGGTAGCCCTTGGATTCAGGGCCTCGGTTCCACGGCTGGTCGAACAGTAAACCTCGCATGACGTTACGTCTGAGGTTGTCGACACAATCATCGAGCAGGAAGTGTCCTGCGATCCGATGCTTGTTCGATGTGAACTCGACGTCTTGCTCGGGAAAGTGCTCCTTTAGCTGGTGTCGTCGATCACGAACCCACGTCGAGATGCCATCCCATGGCTTTGTGACAAAACATACATCGATCCCACAGTCTAACAGGCTGTGCACGAACTCGATGGCGCCAGGGTACCAGCGTATCTGCGCTGCCAGGTTGTCGCGCTTGCGCAACATGTTATAGAGACGTGTGGCCTGCGACTGCGTCAACCCCATAGCTTTGGCGAAGTCGTAGGCCGCCCACTCACGCGGGGGTGGCAGCTGCTTGTCGAGGATCTCTTGTGCGGCTAGCCACACCGGTGTGGCTAGGTCCACGAGCACGCCGTCGACGTCGATCAGGGCCGTCACGATCATCGAGTTGACCAGTCATTCGAGGTGAAGTCGCCGCCCGAGAACTTGCACTCGGCCCACGGAATCGTGGGTATTGGCAGCCAATACCGGCCATCGGGCAACTCGACCGTCTTGCCGGCTGTGTATTCGAAGCCGGCCCAGTCGAACGTGCCATGGCTGTATGGGTTGTGCTTGATCGCGTGCATGTCGGCGAGCTTGATGCGCACGTTCGAATGCGCGGCCGAGACGAACGCCTCGAGCTCGGTGAAGCGCAAGCGCAAGAGCCCGCTGCGTGCTTCGATGAGCAGCCCGGCGTCGATGCTTTCGAGCAGTTCGGCCTTTGTCATTGGGTCACTGAATATGTGTCAGGTCGTGCCGTTAGTAAATACCTTTTATCACGACGCGTGCTAGCGGCACCAACGTCGTCAGGCAGGCGCGGCCTTCGGTGCTGCGCGACTCCCAAGCGAGGTATTTCACCGGGTGTTCCTCGAGCAGAGCTTTCACCTCGCAGGCGACCATCGCAGGGCCTTTGCCGTAATCAACCAGCAGCGAATGATGCACGCCGCGATCATCGGCGACCGTCCGGTTGGCCTGCGCGAGCAGGTCCCACGAGCTCGTCATTGGCGCGTCGAGATCCTTCAGCGGCATGCAGTCGATAAACAACATATCTATTAGGTGGGTGGGTTGTGTAGGTGTAGGTGCGGGTAGCGGTCTTACAGTTCGTAGTGACTCGGATATAGCTGTGAGCATACCGGCCTCCTCGGGGAAACATTCGGCTTGGAAAGGGCAGCCTTTTGGCGGAAACATCTTGCAGGCGCTAAGCGTCGGCTCTAGCGACAGCGGCTCGATGTCTGCTGGAACAGAGAGCATTTCTTCAGCAGAGGAAAGCACGTGCAGCTTGAAGCGCTCACGGTCGGCGGCGCGGTCGATGCGCGCATGGACAGCGCGGGCGCTGGAATTCGCCCATATTCCGGTTGTCCATTGGAAGAATTCGGCTGACGGTTCGGACTCTGTATATATGAGTCGCTGTACATCTGTTGTTAGCTGCTTCGCTGTCTTTGCGTAGGCCGGCTTCGACGTCGTCTTGTGATCGTAAACCGTGGTCGTCGTGACGAGGTCTTTGACGCCGTGGAACTCGACGCCGTCGATGGCTGCGACGAAGTCTTTCTCGACGCCGAGAATGCCGTTGTCGTTCGCCGCTGGTAGCAGCAACAGCATTGACTTGGCTAGTTGGCCGATCGGGTAATTCTGCCAAGTGGCTTCAGCAGCTAGCCCCTCGCCGCGGTAGTACCCCTCGATTGCCGCATGAACCCGCTTGCCGGCCTCTGCCGAGTCGCCAGCGGCCCCGCGCCGCCCTTGGCGGTAAGTGAATGCCTCGCGCCGTTTGCAGAGCTTCCAGAGCCCCAGGTGCGACGCGCTAATGCTCATTGAGCCGCCCCGTCATCAGGTTGGCGAGACCCGCGCGCGTGACATGGCCTTTGAACGCCGGCACGCACACGCCCGTGTAAACGAGCACCAGCGACTCGGGATAGCTGGTCGCGAAACCGACAAACTTCACGCGTTTCAGCCAAGCAATGCAGCTCGGGATGTCGTGCATGTAGTCCGCCCACCAGCGACTGCGCGGGCGAACCGGCACGAGCAAACACTGCTCGCGCACGCCGGCTTGGTACTCAGCCGCGGACTTGGCTAGCCACAGCTTCAGGTCCTCGAACGGCGGGTTGACGAATGTGCCGTTGACCCAGTCCTGCTTCAGGCCATCGTCTTCGGGGTAGTAGGTCTTATCGGCGCCAGTCGGATAGATGCGCGAGCCGCATGGGTCGAGCGCGATGCAACCCATCGCTTCGGACACCGCGCTCAGAATGGAAAGCGGCGTGCCAATGTCTTGCGGTCTGTCTTGGCGCAGACCTGTAGCAAAGCCGGTCAGGGCGTCACTCGTCATCGGCGAACCCCCGCACAGATGTCGATGGGTCGTACCAGTCGCGAATGGCAGGCAGGCGGTCATCACGCACTGGGGGCTGATCCATGGCAATCCACAGATTCCACAGCGCATGCCCGAGGTGGTGACAACCGCTTTCAACATCTTTCGTCTCCCCTGATCCGTAAGCGAGAATGTGTCTGAGCGCGCTGTCGAGATAAGTTGTTAGGGGCGCACCCTTGCGATAATTCCCGCGCGCATACTTCTTCGAGCCGTACTCATAGACCTTACATAGCTCGCGGAAGGCTTGCGGAAAGCGACCTAACAGCTCGACGAGATTCGACGGTACGTTGGCGTCGTAATCGAAGACCGGCGACAGCTCGCGCTCGAGCTCGGCGATGACTGCCACGAAAGCATAGGCTAGCGATGCGGTCGGGCCGCGGTCGAGGTAGCGCGCAATCTCGAGCGTCGCGCAGGTCAGGAAGTGCTGCTCGCCGATGTGCTCGAGGTCGGTGCCGTCGAGAGCATCGAGCTCTTCGAGAGCACGTGCCGAGGCGAAGACGTCGCTCAGCTTCGGCTTGTCAGCGTTGTAGCGAAGCTGATCATCCGTCATAGCGGCTGGTCTCGAGCTCGAGGATCTCGTCTTGCGCCTCTTGTAGCTGCAGCTCGAGATCTTCGAGCCAATCTAAGACCGTTTTGACTGCCTCTTCATATTCGGGCAGGTCATCGACCGCGGCGACTTCTTCGAGGGATGTGTTATTCAGGTAGGTACGGGCACGTTCGCGTAGCATGGCTATTTCTCGGTAAACATTAGGGCGATAGCGCCGGGCCAGAAGATGCCTGCGACGAACGCGGCCGGCACGGCGACGAAGAACGGGTACTGCTCAGACAACATGCGCTTCAGCTGATAGGCCATGATGACCATGGCGCAGCCGTAATAAAGCGCGCCGCAGAAGGCTAATAGTTCTGTCATAACGAAGATAATTCTTGAATGAAGGCGATTGCCTCCATAGCGCCATAACAAACAGAAAAGGACGCGCCGGACTTGACCAAAGCCTCACCCCACTCGAGCTGTTCGGGTGAAACGCGACCACCATGGCGGCGCTTCAGCTCGACGAACACAACGCGTCCCGGCAAGAGAATCAGATAATCGGGGACACCCTTCGACACGCCCATGGCTTTGTTCTTCGCCTTGGCAGCGTGACTCGGCGTGTACGTGCTGTTAGGAATGTGCGAGAAAACAAGGCCCCGTGCGCGTAGCCAGCTGGCCAAGATCACGGACTCGTGGTACTCGCTCACATCCACGGTACTAGTCTTCCCTCCTCGAACTTGGGCTCAGCTTTCTTGAACCACGCTGTCATCAGTGCGGGCTCGGCGCGCACAGGCACGTCGGGCGTGTAACGATTGAAAGCAGTCAGCATCACGTCAGTCATCGCGTAGGCCGCTTCGTGAGCGCGCCTTATCGGTAGCTCAGCGATGATCTCATCATGGACATATAGCACAGGGTAACAGTCAAATAGGTCATCGCCGGGCCGGTCTGTATCGCAGCGCAGAGCTAAATCGAACAGCGCTGCTTTGATCGCATCGGTAGCTAGGCCGGAGAAGATGCCGTTGGCTGCATCGGGAAAGAACGCCTGGCCGCGCACTCGGCCACTGATGAACTGCCGGTAGGTGCAGGTCTCTTCGTAGTCGCGCCCGCCATCTTGAAACATGCGGCGGATCGCGGCGAAGTAGTCGTCTGGCTCCCAGCGCTCGCGCCATGCACGCATGATCCGAGCGGCCTCTTCGAGCGAGACCTTCGGCTCCCACTCCTGACGCTTCTTGTTCATCTGCTGCCAGAGTCGAGTCGCCGACATGACTCCCCAGCCGCCGAAATTCACCTCTTTCGATTGCTGCCGAGCGAGCGCCCAGCGGCCTTCTTTTCTTTTTGAAAAGGCCTCCTCGTAGCTGCACTTGAGCAGGATCGCGGCGACCTCGCAGTGCACATCGCGGCCCGCATTGAGCGCCGCAGCCAGCTTGCTCTTGCCAGTCAGCCAGAGCTCGCACTGACTCACCGTGTGGAGCTCGGCCATCGAATAGTCGACCGACGCGTACCAGTAGCCCGGCCTCGGCACGAAGCACTGGCGCATCTTGCCGGCGCGCGGGACATTCTGAAAGTTGGAGCCGATGAGCGGCAGCTTCGGCTCGCGGCTCGAGGTGCGCCCGTTCGCGCAAATGATGTTGTATTCGGTCTGTAAGGGCAGCCCGTTGGCGCCTTCGCGTAGCTGCCTGACACGCTCGCGCACACTCGCCGCAGACGTGTACAGCGCATAGGCCTGCATGACCTGGTCGCCGCTGTCTCGACACGCTTCCGCGTCGAGCGATATGTCTTTGCCGTCAGTACGTTTCGGTTCTATGCCGAGTTCCGCGCATGCCTCGACCATGCGTGCTTTGGCAGCCTTCGTGTCGCGCGTACCAACCTTCGAGGCAGGTTGCAGTTTGCCGTTAGGCTTTATCGTGCCGCGGATGAGCCCGTGATCAACACACAGGGCTTTGGCGCGCGCTATGTCGACTTCGACCTCGTCGAGGTACG